TTAAAAGCCGTGAGAGGACGAATAAGGACGCTGTGGAGTACATAGCAGAGAAATACAACATAAAAGATCCTGTTCCGGGAGGTGATTGAGGTGGATAAGAATATAATCTATGAGTACATGGATGCGAAAGCACTTGTGAAAGAGACAGAGGAAGATATCAGACGGCACAGAAGAAAGACGTTTGTGCAGGATAAAGTGACAGGCAGCAATCCAGAGTTTCCGTACCAACCACAGAGCTTTAATATCTCTGGATGTGTAGAGAACACGGTGAATATAGACGAAGAGGAACGGTTGTTGGAAGAACGAAAGCTGAACGCAAAGCAGATTAAAGTAAAAGCAGAGCGAGTAATCAATAAAGCTCCGGTAAGGATGCAGAGGATTATCCGGTTCAAGGTGATGCAAGGACTGACATGGGATGAAGTGGCTGCGAAGATGAAAGGGAATTGCACAGGAGAAAGCGCAAGGAAAGAATTTCAGAGGTGGATGAAAGAAAAATAGAAGTTTGTCCGTTTTGTCCACATTGTCCGCTTTAAATAATATATAGTATAACATGGAGTTAGAAGAAAGACTCCAAAAGCTTTCCAAACAACATTCGGAACACCGCCGGACTTCTGCCCTTTCTCGTCTGGCGGTGCTTTTATGCCGTGGTCAGTTGGGACAAGCAGGTTCGATCCCTGCACACGGTTTAGTAGCATATCATGGTAAATATTAAAAATCCGGAATGCCGTGGAAGTGCTACGAGTGATATCACAAAACGCAGATATCCGCAGATCTGCAAAACAAACAAATAGATTCAGCAATCTATATTTAGTGTCAGTACCCGAGTGCGGATAGGGTAAAGGATGTCAATAAAAGGCATCCTACGGGTGTATAGCTCAGTTGGTAGAGCGATCGGCTGTTAACCGATGTGTCGTAGGTTCGAGTCCTGCTATGCCCGTTGCGGACTACTGCAAGGTTCCTCCTTTTTCTTATAAATTTTGATTGTGTATTTGGTTATTTTGGTTTTTGTTGGCATTTGCAATCCTTTCGAGCAGTAGTCCTAAATATCAAAAGTATAAATTAGCACTCGACGCTTGCAAGCGCTAATTCTGGGTGTTATTATTAATAATAACGACAAGTATATATAATAAACAAAACTGTAATGGAGGAAAAAGATGAAAGACTGGGAAATTTTGCTATTGTGTATTTGTGAATGGATTGAAACCGGAAAAAATCCAGGGGAAATGAAAGCGAAAGATATTGAAATTGAAGATGGAAAGATGATGGGGGTAAATGAGTACAAAGAGGCGGCACGAGAGTTGAATAGAAGGGGATATTTGCCCAATTATGCAGAAACGGGAGATATAATTTTCTTGGGAGCTGAAATCAGCGGGTCCGCTATTAAAGAAATTGATAATATTATGGAACGGTATAAGAACTTTTACTAGGATTAAGAGGCGCTTCGGTGTCTCTTTTTTGTGCTAAAAATTAACAGATTGGAAGGTGGTGAAGTGGCAGGTTATGATAACATAAAAGATCATGGATTTGATAAGAAAACCGCGGAGGAACGGCGGGAGTTAGCAATAAAAGCGGGTAAAGCAAGTGGTGAAGCAAGAAGAAGGAAAGCGAATTTTCGGAAGACGCTGAACATGCTGCTTACCGCTGAAATAGATAGTGAAGAATGGAAGCCGGTTCTGGAGTCACTTGGTGTTGAGTGCACTCTGGAATCGGCTCTTTTGATGGCACAAATCAAAAGAGCGCTGAGCGGAAATACACAGGCAGCTACATTCGTAGCGAAGTATGCGGGGCAATCGCCGGAACCGGATGAGAACAGACGCAACCGAGAAGCAGATACAGAATTGAAACGGGCAAACGCAGATAAGCTGAACCGAGATTGCAGTAGTGAGGATGAAACGGAAGGGGTAGAGATTATCAATGATGCAGACAAAGAAACAGGTTAGAATATCAGATCTGATCATTCCGAAATATCTGCCTTTATTTAATGATAAACAGCATAAACATATTATCCTGACATCTGGCCGTGCCGGTACAAAATCCAGTTATGCAGGAGTCAGAGGAATCTTCCAGTTAGTGGATGATGCGAATGGTTCAGCAGTAGTTCTTCGCAAGCATCACAATAAGCTGCGGAAAACAGTGTACAAAGAAATGCTTCGGGGCATTAACCGGCTAGAAATCCCCAAGTCATATTTCAAGATCGGAAAATCACCGATGGAGATCACGTATAAAAAACACAATACAACGATGTATTTCTCCGGTTCTGATGGAATTGACGATACAAAAGGTATCATCGATGAGGACAAGCCGATAAAGCTTGTAGTATTGGATGAGCTGACAGAGTTCTTTGATGACGGGGAAGGGGAAGATGAACTGGCGAATATAGAAGCGACGTTCGTCCGTGGAAACAAAGCTGGTTTCCAGATGATCTATCTTTACAATCCGCCGAAGAATCCGAATGCTCCGATCAACCTCTGGTGCAAGAAGATGGAAGAACGGGAAGACTGCATCCATATTCACACAAGCTATAAGGATGTTCCGGTTGATTGGTTGGGACAGGATCTGATTGATTCTGCGGAAGCTATGATGCGAGCGGATATCAAGATGTACCGATGGACATGGTTGGGCGAGCCTACTGGAGTGGATGACTTGATCTACTATATGTTTTCAGCAGAGAAGCATATTTATCAGCCAGAAAATTACACTGAGGAAGAGAAACGAAGCATTGGGGAAATCGGAATTGGAGTGGACTACGGTCAGCAGAATGCAACAGTCTATGAAGCGTTCGGCATTGACTATCAAAATCAGGTCCTGCGTGGAATCGATGAGTACTACTATTCCGGGCGAGAAAGTGGCACACAGAAATCTCCTTCGGAGTATGCACAGGATATGAAAACATTCTGTGACAAGATAGAACAGGAGTATGACCGTGTAGTCAGCTACATATTCGTGGATCCATCGGCAGCAGGTCTGATTGAGGAAATACGGAGAGTCATCCCCCATATACCGGTTATACCGGCGCAGAATGATGTCAAGTTGGGGATCAGCCGTGTGCAGAAGTTGTTGTCTTTCGGAAGAATGATCGTCAGCGAGAAACAGAAGATGCTGATCAAGGAGTTTGGACTTTATCAGTACAATACAGATGGAATTAAAAAAGGCGTTGAGATACCGGTAAAAGAGAACGATCATGCACTTGATGGAACACGCTATTTATGCGTTGGAATGTGGAACCGGATTAAATTTATGTTGCCAATATCAGAAAGAGGTGAGGAACGTTGATACAGTATGAAACTATAAAACAGGCAATGGGTGTGGATGTTGCGGTATCCCAGAGAATGGCACAGGCAATCTATCGTTGGGCGAAGATGTATATCAACGAATCCCCCTGGCTGAATGATGATGTAAAGGGACTGAACCTCCCGGCAGCAATCTGCTCCGAAATGGCAAGACTGGTGACAATGGAATCCAGCATCAATATTACGGGCGGAAGCAAAGCTGAAATGATTAAAGAGGGGATACAGCCGTTTCTAAATGAGATTTCAAACTACACAGAGTTTGCCTGCAGTACAGGCGGTGTGGTCTTTAAACCGTATTTATCCCAGAAAGGGATTGAGATAGATGTAGTGAGAGCCGGTGACTTTTATCCGGTAGAGTTTAACAGCGCAGGAGAGATTACAGCGGCTATCTTCCCAGAATTTAAGCGCGCTGGAAAGAATCTTTATACAAGACTTGAATATCACGCATTACAGGGCGATAGATACAGCATTGTGAACAAAGCTTTTATCAGTAAGAAAGCAATGGTAAAAACGGATGATATCGTAAATCTCGGACAGGAGATCAATCTGGAAGAAGTACCGGAATGGTCAGATATTGCCCCTTATGTCGAGTTTCAGAATGCGGACAGGATGCTGTTTTCTTACTTCAAAATTCCATTGGCAAACAATACAGACATCCATTCTCCTCTTGGTGTATCGATCTATGCAAGAGCCGTGAATCAGATTCGGGATGCTGATGAGCAGTATGGAGCAGTGCTGTGGGAATACAAATCAAAGGAAACGGCAATTCAGGCAGCGGATGAATTTTTCCGGAAGAACCGGCAGGGAGAAGTTATCCTGCCAAAAGGGAAAGAACGGCTTTACCGGGCAATGGGACCGAATGTGATGAGCAGGGATGGAAATCCTTTTTTTAATGCGTATTCGCCGGAGATTCGGGATGAGAGTTTCTTCAACGGGTACAACAGGATCATACAGAAAGTAGAGTTTAACTGTGGTCTGGCTTATGGAACTCTTTCAGATCCACAGGTAGTGGATAAGACAGCAGAAGAAATTAAGGCCAGTAAGCAACGCTCTTACGCAACGGTAAAATCTATTCAGAATAGCCTTGGGAACGCACTTGAGAATCTTGTGGCAGCAGTGGAAGTATGGATGTCGCTTGGTAGCATTTCTGCAGACGGAAAGGTAGAAGTATCCTGCAGTTGGGATGATTCCCTTGTAACAGACAAGAAATATGAGACAGAGCAGCTCCGTGCTGATTTTAGTATGGGAGTTGTTGGTCCTGTAGAGTATCGGATGAAGCGTTTCGGTGAAACGGAAGAGCAGGCGATCAAGATGCTGAAACAGGCATCACAATTTAGCCAGGAAGATACAATGGAATAGGGTGTGAGGATATGCAGCCAAAGGAAATGGAGCACCTGCCACTGCAACTTGAAAAAATGTTTCTCGAATTACAGAACCGCATTATGAGAGATGTAGTCAGGAGGATTAAAAAGACAGGTGGAATTACATCTACAGCGGATTATCAGTTGAACAGAATACAGATCATTGGAAATTCTACGGAGTTCATTGAATCAGAAATCAAACGTCTTTCAGGGCTTACTGATCCGGAGCTGTGGGAGATTTATGATACTGTAATCGAAAAGGATTACACCAGAACAAAAGAAATCTACGAACAGGTAAATGCCCATTTTACACCTTATGAAGATAATGAGCAGATGCAGACATGGGCGAAAGCAATTCTAAGCCAGACGAAACATGAAATCCAGAATATCACACGATCAATGGGATTTGCTTTGGATTACGGAGGAAAGAAAGTATTCACTCCATTTTCGGAGTACTATCAGAAGTATCTTGATCGTGCATGTATGGACATTGTAACCGGAGCGTTCGATTACAATACCGTTCTCAGGCGTGTAGTAAAGGAAATGACAGCCAGTGGGATACGGACAGTAAATTATGCGTCAGGATATGGAAATCGGGCCCCTGTGGCGGTCAGACGAGCTGTCATGACGGGTGTACATCAGCTAGCCGCCCAGATTAACGAACAGGTGGCAAAGGATTTGGGGACAGATACCTATGAAGTAACGTGGCATGCCGGACATAGACCTTCTCACTGGTGGGGAGGGAATGTGTACACAAAGCAGGAGTTAATCTCGATCTGTCGTTTGGGAGAGGTAGATGGTCTGTGCGGAGCTAATTGTAAGCATAGTTACTTCGCGTTCGTAGACGGTGTGTCTGTCAGAACGTACACACCGGAACAATTGAGGGAAATGGAAGCAAATGAACAGGTCGCAAGGTCTTATCAGGGAAAATCATACAACGCCTATGAAGCTCAGCAGCGGCAGAGAGCACTTGAAACCAGAATGAGAAAGCAGAGAAGTGACATTGATATTCTAAAAAAGGGAAAAGCCAGCCAGTTGGACATACAGGCAGCCCAAGCAAAGTATCTGAACACACTCCGGGAATATCAGGGGTTTTCTAAAAAGATGGAGCTTCCAGAACAGATGCAGAGAGTGTATATGGATGGGCTCGGAAGAGTGTTGCCGGGAAGATGGTTTGGATCTAGGGCATCCGATAAAAAGTTCTTGCACGAACAGTTGTCGTATATGTATAATGGAGAAAAACAGTTCATACCGGCAAATACAGTGTTTCAAAACGTGAAAATTATAGCTGGAACAGGAAGCAAAACGGAATTAAGAGTTGCGGGGCGGCTGGCAGAGAGATATGGTGGAGTTGCAAGCGATTGGAGCAAATGTGCAGGAAAAATAGAAAGCGGAAAGTATATATTCGATATTCACTGGTATGAAAAGGGCGGCAAACAGTACGAGGCGAAGTTAAAGGTAAGAAAGGAAAAATTATGAAGCTGAGATATATAGGGGAATCATTTGGAGTAGATTCTTTAACGAATGGAAAAATATATGAAGCAAGTGAAGAGTCTGGAATGTATCGTGTCATTGATGACAGCGGAGAAGATTATTTGTATTCAAAAGAGAATCCGGCACCACTTGATGGCAGCAGTCCAGGTGGACGTTGGGAAATTGTAAAAGAGTAATACCATTTATTCTTAATTGAGTGAGTGGTATTTTTTATATCAAAATAATAAATCAGCATCTATCCAGAGTGGTAGGTGCTATTTTTATACGCTTTCCTCAATTTTGGGGACAGTATTTGTCCGATCAACCCTCAAGACATTTAAACTGCGGGAAATATCCCCTGTGGCATGGGAGAATAACTGCCACGGCCGGCGGAGGCACCGCGATAATAAACAGTGGTCAAAGAAAGGAATAAAGATGCAGTTAAGAGACGTATTAGGAGAAGAGCTTTTCGGACAGGTAGATGCAAAGATTCAGGAACACAACAACGGAATCGAGGATAAGCTGAAGCACGTCAGATTTGTGGATTTATCAGAGGGAGGCTATATCAGCAAGGAAAAGTACCAGAGCCTTGAGACGAGAGCCAATGGACTGGAGACACAGCTCGGTGAAGCAAACACTACAATCAAGTCCTACAAAGACATGGATATTGACGGAATCAAGCAGTCTGCCGCTGACTGGGAGAAAAAGTACAACGAAGACACGAAAGCGCTAAATGACCAGATTGAATCAGACAGAAAGATGTTTGCAGCAGAGCGGTTTTTGGATACTCAGAAGATTAAATCTCCTTTATCCAGAAAGACAATCTTACATGAGTTTCTGGAACAGAAGCTGGAGTTTAAAGATGGTGCTTTTATTGGCGCAGATGAGTACATGAAAGGCGTCAAAGAGAAATATCCAGATGAGTTCGAACAGGAAGAACCGGATGGAGGAAAAAAGACGTGGGTAAGAGGAACTCATGGTACTTATAGACCGGAAACAAAATCCGAAGAAGAAGCTTACCTCTCAAGAAAATATGGAAACAACAAATATGCGAAATAGAAAAGGAGAATGACAGAGTATGAAATATGGCGGATATAATGTAAGTGAAAAATACAGTTCAATCGTTGCACCAAATTTTTATTTTGATGCAATTTTTCAGCCGGGAATGACATTTAACGATCAGTATCAGGGAGATGCGGAAGGAGCGGGAGCAGTAAAAGTATTCCGTCTGGCTGCTAAGGCTGCAAAAGATCCGAAAAAGCCAGCATCTGACTTTGAGCATGGAACTGCAGGAAATGAACTGATTTCAGTATTGATGAACAATTCACAGCAGGAATCAACAAAAATCTACAATGTACAGGCGAGTGCCGTACCGTTCGATACAGCGGATGCTCATCTCGCACAGTCTACACAGGTTTGCAAAGAAGGGTGGCAGCAGTCTGGTCTTGCATGTCTGGTGCACGAAGGAACTGCAATGGAAGACACAGAAGCGATTACAACGTCCAACATTATCAATAAGATAATCGCAGGAAGAAAAACAATCCGGAAGCAGAAAGCGTCCGCGAATGTGGTCATGGCATCTGTAGAGACATACAGTACGATGCTGGAAGTTGCAGGGGACAAATTTACTCCGGTAACGAATGACGAGATCATCCGTACCGGACAGATGGGATATTACCTCGGAATGCTGTGGGTAGAATGTAATATGCTTGATCTGACATCGGCAGCAAAATACTACGATTATACAGAAACGCTTCAGACAGAAGATCTGTCAAAGGTAGAGTATATCATGTATGACTGGAGAGGACTGCATATCATTGACCTGTTATCTATGGCAAGACTGAAAGACTCTGAGAACTTCAACGGAACTCTTGCACAGGTGGAAATCTGTACCGGATACCGTCTTGGAGATAAGAACTACGCAGTTGTAAAAAAAAAGGCCTAGATGACGATTTGGCACAAGTAGGAACTGCGAAAGTAGGCAAGGCAAAAGTAGGAAAAGTAAAATAGGAGGTATAAGTTATGGCATATACACCAACTACATGGAATAATGATGACGTTATTACAGCGGAGAAACTGAATAAGTTAGAGCAGGGCGTTAAGAACGAGCAGGTTGGACCAGCAGGACCAGCAGGACCGGCGGGACCAGCAGGGGCAAAAGGCGAAAAAGGCGAAAAAGGCGATCCGGGTGCGCAGGGACCTGCTGGAACAAGTTACACTCTTCCAGCAGCAAACAAGACAACGCTTGGTGGCGTAAAACAGATGGCTTTGATCGCAGATTTGTCCACAGAAACAGGGGCTGATTTAAAAAATAAAATCAATGCAATTCTTGCTGAAATGAAAAAACAGGGTATCATGGCGAATTCGTAAGGAGGAATAGGCGTTGATACGTGTAGATTTTCAGTTTTATGTAGAAGAATACAATGGAATTATAATCGAGGATGAATGGTCATTGAAACAGCCGATCTTGAAAGCCAATACTTATCTGAATCAGATTATGCATTTGCAGCCGACTGAGGATGAGATGGAGTTGGTGAAGCTTTGCCTGTGTGAACTTTCTGACATGATCTATCAGGATGATATGAACCGAATGGAACACGGAGGAAGGGAAGTGCAGTCGGAGAATACAGACGGATATTCTGTGAATTACGCAACAGAAGCAGAAGCGGGAAAGATTGCAGTAGACGCTCTGCAAACAAAGATCTACGCGGTCATTCGCCGATATCTGGCTCATACCGGCTTATTATACCTGGGGGTGAATACAAATGCTTACGAATGCTAAGATTACGATATTCAATCAATGGCCAGATCGGGAGAGTAGGAAGATGGTGTTTATTCCTCATGCCATCCCTAAGGTCTGGTTTCATACAAACCAGAAAAGTACCGTAGGGGAAAATGGATTGAGAAGCGCGGATGAGTATCAGATTCGGATTCCGTATACAGAATGCGCTGACTGGATCACTCCGGATGCGTTCAACCGGTTAACAGCAGTGTATGGGAAATGGACTGTGCGGAATGGTGATTTCTTTATCCTGGGAGAATGGGATGGAGGAAATGTCACCGGAATAGAAGATATCAGGAAAAGGTTCTCTGGAACGATTGGGAAAGTGCTCAGTCATTCCGAGAACTTTTTTGGTTCTTCTAAGCATATCAGGATAGGTGGTGGTTCTTAATGGCGAAGATCAGGCTGGATATAGATCCGGTAGATAAAATTCTACTGAAGAGAAATCTAAATAAGAACGGAGCAGGGCAGAAGTTCTTCACCCATGAAGTAAGACGGCTGTCCACACCGTATGTGCCGAGATTAAGTGGAAACCTGTCAATGAAGAGCGTGACGGAAACAGCATCCTCTATTATCTATGACACTCCTTATGCAAGGCGGCAGTACTACGAGAATAAAGGAAAGAACAGATCCGTACATACTCGTGCCGGTAGTCACTGGACAGAGCGTATGTGGGCGGATCGTGGGAAAGAGATCGTGCAGTCTGTTGCGAAATATTGCGGAGGGAAGGCGAAATGAGTATAACAAACCAAGTGGCAGAGTTTATTGCCGGATGTCCATTTCTGCAGGAGTTTCAGGAGATGTTCCCTGTTGTGAATGTAGATATGTTGGAGGAAGATGTGACCGCATACAGTATCGAAAGTACGCCAGCAGCACCAATCTTAAAGCGGTACGCAAACGGTGATACTGTCAGACAGTATGTATTTTCGTTATGTTCCAGAGTGCTTTATGGAGACGAAGAAAACAGAGACACTTCGGAATTCTATGAGAAATTTGCAGACTGGTTGGATGAGTGTACAAAAGCAGGTGCTCTTCCGAATCTGACGGGGAAACTGCAAAGCAAATCTATTCGGGCAACAACAGACGGATATCTGTACGATGCACAGGAAACAAAGTGCCAGTACAGGATACAATGTCAATTTATTTATTATAAACGGAGGTAACAAAGGTATGAAAATGAATATTCAGTTTTTTGCAGCAGCAGGCGAGACTGGTGTTGTAGGTAGATGGCAGCATCCGGGATATCTGGATGTTTCAAAAGATCTGAGTGAAACTTATGAGCTTCTTGGATTTGGAGTGACTCAGTTGGATGATTCTCCATCTGCAAAGCCAACTTCCAAAAGATATGTCAATCAGAAGTCAGCAACACAGAGAATCGGCTCTTATGAATGGACGGCTCCATTGGAGTTTGACCTGATCCGCTCCGAAAAAGCAATCGAATTTATTGCAGATATCGGAGAAAATGAAAAGACAGGGACGGATGCAGAAACTTATTATGTGAAGGTGTTCATGGAAAAACCTGTGGCAGAACAGGAGAATAAGTTTTATGCAAAGAGAAGAAAAGTAGCCATCGAGGTGTCAGATTTCTCGGACAACGATGGTGAGATTCAGGGATCTGGAAATTTACTTGGTGTATCGGATTGGGAAGATGGACAGTTTGATACATCTACAAAGAAATTTACGGTGGGGGAAGCATAATCCCCGCCGATAATGCCTTGGTTGGCGTGGGAGTAGTAGGTAAGGCAAGAATTGGAAAAGGAAGGAGTGCAAAGCAATGATTATCAATGGAGTAGAATTGGAATTCAACCTGTATGATCTGGAGAATCCAGAGTTGAAAGAACGATATAGAGCTGAGTTAGAGAAGATGAAGCATGTTGCAGAAGAGCTGCCAGAAGGAACAGAACTGGAGCAGAATAGATTTCTGTGTGGCAGAGTGAAGCAGATGTTTGATGTTGTATTTGGAGAGGGTACGGGTGAGCGCGTCTGCGGAAAAGGAAATGACCTGCTTACTTGCATGGCAGTTTATGAGCAGTTGGTCACAGAGCAGATCAGACAGGACAATCAGTACAATGAGATTATGGGAAGATTGGAAATGTTATCAAAGGGAAATGCTCTTGTAGAAAAATGATGAATCTCTTAATAGAAAAATTTCCAGAGTTTTTGATCGTGAATGGTGTGGAGTGTCCTGTAAAATGGGATTTCCGCACTGTTTTAAAATGCAATGAAATCATAGAAAGTGCAGAAGAATTGACGGGAGATTCCTTACTGAAAGTGTTGCTGCTGTTCTACAGAGATTGTGATTATTTCACGGAAGAACACGTGGATAAAATGTTCTGGTTCTTTTCCTGCGGAAAGGAGCAGTCAAAGAAGAAATTTCCGAGAAAGATCGCAGGGGTCAATGATAAGCAACCGTTTGACTTTCAAGAGGATGCAGGACTGATCTATGCCGGTTTCATCCAGCAGTACGGAATTGACTTGCAGGCAGAAGAGATGCACTGGTGGAAGTTTATGCTGCTTCTGGAGAATCTGGGAGAAGATACAAGGCTGTCAAAGGTTATTGAGTACCGTACAATGGACGTGTCGAATAAGAACCTCTCAAAAGAGGAAAGAGAGTTTTACCGGGCAATGCAGAAGTATTACGGTCTTAATCAGGCACCGGCTATGGATGACCGGACAAGGCAGATTGAAGATGCGCTTCTCAACGGCGGTGATGTGAGTGAATTGCTTCGTACGAAAAACGTACGAACGTAGAGAGTGTGTGTAAAGGTGTGGCGAAGTGCTGCACCTTATTTTGATACTTGAAATTGCTAGTCAGCAGAGAGTATTGAATTTCGACTCCTAAATTTTGAGGAGTCCACATATATAGAGTCCATAATAAGTGCAGCGGAAAATTCCGCTCTATTTTTGCTTGGATTCATCATCAATGTAAAAATTTAAGTGGAAAGGATACGAAATAGTATGAAACTAAAACTTGTGAAACATGGAGAATTTTTAGGGACAGTATGTGATTTTTATGTGGATGAGGAAAACAACATCTATATGAGCAGGACACAGATTGGATATGCGTTAGAGTATAAAAATCCAGCCCATGCGATTTTGGTAGTACATCAAAGACATAAAGAACGCTTAGATAAATTCAGCGTAGAAGTAAGGTCATCACAATTTGAGACCCCCTTCAATGGAGTAGGTAAGGATAAAAAAGCATTTCTTTACGAAGAAAGAGGAATATATGCTATTTGTGGATATTCAAACAAAGAGATTGCAGAAAAGTTTAATGATTGGGTATATGAAACTATTTCGGCTATCAGAAAGAACGGTTATTACATATCTTCTGAAAAAGACAGCAAATGGCTTGGAATCCGTAATGAATCTAAGCAAGCAAGGCGATATGAAACAGATCAGATTAAACTATTCATAGAGTATGCAAAAGAGCAGGGAAGCAAACATGCGGATCGATACTATCTAATCTTTACCAAACTGATAAATAGCAAAGTCGGATTGCATGGTGGTCAACGTGATGATATCTCACAGGAAACGCTTTTGGAATTGAAAACAATGGAAACCCTTGTGAAAATGAGAATCCGAAAGTTGATGGAGAAGGAAACTCCATACAAAGAGATTTATCAGAAAGTAAGGAAGATGGTGGAAGAGTTCTGAATCGAGCTGAAAATTTTGCAGCCAACATTAAAGATTTTTGGAAGTCTGAAAAACGGACATCTGAGATGTTTCCCCAACAGGTTGGGGAAGGATGATGGAGTAAGAATGCGCTTTCCACAGTTGTGTGGAAAGAATTAGCCGAGCTCAAAATTGAGCCGGGCGATCTCTCCACCATATTCCATCCTTGCGATTCCACAGTCCTCACGGTATAATATGTATGTGGTGAATGGTATAGGGTAGGAGGAAGGTTATGAAGAGAGTACTAAGTGTCTTGCTGGCAGCAGTTCTTTGTGTGGGGATGCTGACAGGATGTGGGGAGAAGAAAGATGCTGGTGAGGTGGAGAGCAAAAAGGAAGAAGAAAGCGAAATTGAGTTACCTTTTGACAGAACTTTTGATGATGCGCACGAAGTATTGGCCACACTACAAGCAGGAGGAAAATGCAACTTTACATCCTCTGGTGTAAGTACTTTGGATGATGGTGGAAAATTAGAAACATTGGTTGATAGCTCTAATGGAAGTTTTATGACGTTAATTGGGAATGAAAACAGCAACATAACAATAGTATCTACCACAGCAAAGGATGAAACGACTTTTGTTGGCGTAGGGATTATGGCGTTAATGATAACAGATGTATTATCTGCTGATTTGGGAGATTTTTTGACATACTTATCAGCAGAAAATTTAAAGAATATGGGAACAGATATCGGAGACTCAAAGCATGAAGTGATAGAAGGTGTTACTTACTTTCTGACTAAATCTGGAACAGATCCAGATTATGAGTATAGACTGCAAGTAGAAAGAGACGATGAAACAAAAGAAGATTACGAGCAATACTTGAAGGAAAAAGCGATAGCAGATCAGTTTAAAGCAACTCCAGAGAGCGAAGTAGAGGAGCCGGTTGGATATCAAACCGGAATGTACAAAATAGGTACAGACATGCCGGCGGGAGAATATCTTATCACATCTTCTGGCGGCTATTATGCAGTGACAGCCGATTCCAGCGGAAGTTTGGAATCAATCATCAGCAATGACAATTATAGGAATAGAGCCTATGTTACAGTACAAGACGGACAGTATTTCCAGTTTGACGGAACGGCAGTTCCCGTCAGTGAGGCGGCTGCATTCACTCCGGTTAATGGTACATATCCAGATGGAATGTATCTTGTAGGAAAAGATATTCCGGCAGGAGAGTATAAAGTATCAGCTGCGAATGGCGGCTATTATGAAGTTACCGCTAACTCAACAGGAGATTTAGGAACGATAATTGCAAATGACAACTTCGAAGGAGAAGTGTATTTGACAGTACAGGATGGACAGTATTTAAAATTAAGCAGAGCGCAGATCGTTGCACAGTAAGTATAGAAAAAGCACACAATGACTTGATAAAAGATATTCGTAGATATTGCAAACAACTTTCACTGGGGAAAATTCCCCAGTCAGATTTTTTCGCAGAAGTAAGATACGAATTATCCGCCTTTACACATAATGATGCAATATAAAATACAGGAGAAAAATTATGAATAGAATACTTTGTGCTCTATTGCTTATTTGTATGTCTTGCAGTTTAGCAGTTGGATGTAGCAATAAGAAAGAAGGCACTGAAAATATTAAGCAAACAAATGGATTGGAAAAAGAAAGACTCGATAATCAAGCAGAGATTACAAGCAATATTGCGGAGATTGTAACTACGCAGTTGCCAGAAAATATGCTGAGAGCAGGTGTTGTCGAGAGTCCGGAACTTCAACTTAAGGATGCGAAAGTGGATGAAAATATTTTCACTGTATCGTACAACAGTGCTACTGGAGTGGAATTAGCCTTTACATATGATCTGGATAAAGAAAAATTGAAGAGGTTATACTTATCGGTAGGAGAAGGGGAACTTGATGAATATGCAGAATTGCTTACAGGAATTGTATATCTGTCAGAATTTAAGTTTTCTGATGATGAAATAGAGCAGATAGCCAGTATGGTGTCAAATGAAATTACGGAGTTAGAAATAGGTGATTACAAAATTAAGCAAGTATCTTTTCCGAGTCCGTTATTTAGTATAACTCCAAAAACATCATAGTAGTTTATGAAATACAAAATACGAACGGTGCCACCTGCATAAGTAGGTGGTTTTCTTATACCCAATTTTAAGGAGAACATAAATGAAGTTAATTGAATATCGGGGAGAAGTCCTTTCAGGGTATGCTCCTGATCTCCCTGGAAAGAACAGAAAGACATGGCGAAATGCTGTGTCTTATTTTAATTCCATAAGGTAGGGTGGAAAAATTTTGAGAAACCTCTTGACAATTACGCGTAACAGTAATATATTATATGTAACGCGTAACGAAAAGAGGTGAGAACAATCGCGGAGAAAAGCAGAGCCGATTACATGAAAGCCAGAAGGGAAACACAGAAGACATTTAGTGTAGCTGTAGATAAGAAAAAAATGTTGAAATTTGAGCAAAAATTATCTGAGCAGCAAAAGACAAAATCAGAATGGCTTAATGAAAAAATCGACGAAGAACTAAAAAAATAGAAGTTGCGCCCCTACCATAGATTGCAACTTCTATATCACACGAGGAACTTCCTCTATGAAATATTCTATCATAGATGGAAGCTCCTTGCAAAGAAAATTTAAAAGGAGAATGATAGTATGAATGAGTTGATGATTTTTGAAGGACACGAAGTAGAAGTATTTGAATTGAATGGAGAAATTTTATTCAATCCTTATCATGTTGGAGCGTGCTTAGATATGGCAATGAGCACAGTCAAAGACCACATGAGTAAAATGAATAAAAAGCAAGTTATTAAGGTGAAAAATTCAGATGTCGGTTTAACCGACTTCCGAAAATTGAATAACGCAGGTGAGAATTTCCTTACAGAAAGTGGAGTGTACAAGTTAGTATTTAAGAGTCGTAAACCAGATGCTGAAAAGTTTACAGATTGGGCCACAGATGAAGTTCTTCCAACACTCCGCAAGACAGGTTCTTACGAAATGCCAAAGAAGAAACCTACTCACAAAGAAAAACTCCCATCCGTCAATCAGATGGTAAAGAACATCAAAGGTGCTCTCAATGATGCCGGAGTAGACTCTAAGTACATAGCTGCTGAAATTATTCGTATTTATTCAGACAACGGGTATCCAGTGAAAGTGCCGCTGATTTCAGAAGTTCCGGTCTTGTGGGATTGTACTACGATGGCGAAAGAGTTTGGTATTTTATCGGAAAGTGGCAGACCACACGATAAAGCGGTAAGTGCTATCATTCAGAAGTTGGATGTTTCAGAGGCCGAAATTGTAAAGACAGCTTATAGCAGGAATGGACATGACGGCGTTACTGTTCAATACAAAGATTCCGTTTTCCAGAAAGTAAAAGAATGGCTGAAGGAAAATGGGTATCCAACACTCATTGAGCATCAGTTATCAAATGGTAATACAAATAAATGCAAAGTTGTTTATCAGGAGGTGGCGTAGGATGAGAAAGTATACAGAACAGGAACTGGAACAGATTCGCGAGGAATATATGGATAAGGCGGCTTTTACTGCACCAGAAGAGGTTAGGAAGGCCTTGAATGAATTACATGAGGCGTTTAATGCGTACCTTGACGTATGCTCAGCATTTGAATTTAACAATGGTTTCTTATACGCTCAGATGCTGAGAGAATCAGAGGGGGAGTAAATGCATGACAGAGAGACAGTTGATTGAAGATCACATCCCGGAACTTGCTGAGATCGTGGGAGAAACAAGGAAATTAACACAGCAAGAGTATGAGGACTGGAGGAGTTCTGTTCTGAACAGTGCAACAGAGAAAACCAGAGGTTTTACAGAACGTGTACTACTCTTAATAGAACAGTGCTTGCAAGAAGAAAAGTGTGCATAACTAAATACAGTAATCAGGGCATCTATCAGAAATGGTAGGTGCTCTTTTTATACAAATTTTTAACATGAGGTGGTGAGTAAATGGCAGATGGAAAAGTTGTAATTGAAACAGATCTGGATTCTTCCGGGATAGAAAAAGGACTTTCAAAGCTTGGGAGTATAACAGCAAAAGGGATGAAAGCGGCAACGGTAGCGATCACGGGAACTGCAGCAGCACTTGGTGGAGTTGCAGCAGCGGCAATCAAGGTGGGTTCTGATTTTGAATCTCAGATGTCTAGAGTTAAGGCTATCTCCGGAGCAACAGGAGAAGAGTTTGAGCAATTAAAGGAACAGGCAATGCAGTTAGGTGCTGATACCTCGTTTTCTGCCAGTCAGGCAGCAGAGGGAATGGAGAATCTGGCAGCAGCTGGTTTTACTACATCCGAGATTATGAGTGCAATGCCGGGACTTTTAAATCTGGCAGCGGCATCCGGTGAAGATCTGGCGAGCAGTTCGGATATTGCAGCATCAACGTTAAGAGGATTTGGACTGGCGGCATCCGATGCAGCACACGTTGCGGATGTTCTGGCGGCGAATGCAAACCGTACGAATTCCTCTGTAGCAGATACCGGAGAGGCAATGAAGTATATAGCTCCTCTTGCAAGGGCAGCAGGACTTAGTTTGGAAGAGACAGCAGCGGCAATCGGAATCATGGCGAATGCCGGAGTGAATGGCAGTCAGGCTGGTACTTCTTTAAGAGGAGCGTTATCACGGCTTTCAAAGCCAACGAAAGACATGTCTGAGGCTATGGATGAACTTGGAATTTCATTCTACGATTCCAACGGTAAAATGAAGTCTCTGACTGAACAGGTTGGAATGCTCAGACAGGCAACAGAGGGAATGACGGATGAGCAGAAAAACAATTATCTGGTCACCCTGTATGGACAAGAAGCATTGTCCGGTATGCTTGCATTGATTAACGAGGGAGAGGGATCTCTTGGAGAGCTGACAAATGCTTATAAGAACTGTGATGGGGCAGCCCAAGAGGCAGCCGAAACAATGCAAGACAATCTATCTGGTGCATTGGAGCAGCTTGGTGGATCAGCACAAACCTTAGGGCTGGCGTTTTATAACAGTGTTGCAGACAATCTAAAAAATGCAGCAAAGACGGCAACGGAGAGCATCAACAATATCACGGATTCTTTTAATAACGGTGGTTTGAATGAAGCGATCCAGACAGCAGGTGATGAATTTGCAAATCTTGCAGTAGAAGCAGCATCACACGCCCCAGAAATGGTGGATACAGCAGTTGATTTTATAGAAGCATTTGCTTCTGGAATTGCTTCGAACAAAGGAAGAATTCTCGGTGCGGCCGGAGAGATGGCGGAGTCTATGGCATCCGGCTTGGCAGAGCTGTTACCATCCAAACTGCAAGAACCGGTTGAGGATGCGATTGATGCAGTGGCAGAGTCATTGAGTGACGGAGGGTTAAAAGAGGCAGCAGAGACAGCAGTGGACACATTGGATAATGTAGTAGATGCTGTTGGAAATTTGGCTGATAAAGCGCTCCCGCCACTGACAAAGGCACTGGACTTTGCAGGAGAGAATCTGGACTTGATCGCAGCATCAGCAACGGCAGCTTTTACCGCTTTTAAGGGGTATAAAGTTGTCAATGAAACAACATCTATATTGAAAAAAGGTGTGAAAACATGGAAGACCGCTTCTGCAGCAGTGGATGCTTACTATGCTGCACAGCTTCTGGCTATGGAAAGTGGTGTTGCAACAAACGCTACACTTACAGCCGGGCAAGCAGTTGTTGGCATGTTTACAGGAAAGGTGAATTTAGCCACAAAAGCACAAACTCTTTGGAACGTTGCTATGAAAGCGAATCCGATTGGTCTTGTGATTTCTGCGGTAGCAGCTCTGGCAGCAGGTCTTGGTGTTTATGCTTTGACGCAGAAAGAAGCGGAGTCTGCTACAGATAAAGCCAATAAAAAACTGGCAGAGCAGGCAGAAGCAATCAGAGAAACTCAGGCTGCAAGACAAGATGAAGTTGCCGGAATTCAGACGCAGTTTGGTTATTATCAGCAACTATGGGATGAGTTACAGGGAATTGTTGACCAAAATGGGAAGATAAAGGAAGGATATGAGGAACGTGCAGCCTTTATTACATCCACATTATCCGAAGCACTTGGCGTAGAGATTGAAACGACAGATGGAGTAATACAGAAGTATGGTGAGTTAACGCAATCCATAGATCAAGTTATTCAAAAGAAAAAAGCAGAGGCAATATTGTCCGCTTATGAGGATGATTATACTACAGCGATAAAGAATCAGACACAAGCAGCAAAAGAAGTTTCTCGCACATTTGACGATTATTCTGAGGCACTAAGAGCATCCGAAGAAGCAACAAGAAAGTTGGAAGATGCCACTGCGTCAATGACTACAGAACAGGCAGCAGGTTCTTTTGAAATCATGCGTCTTCAACAAGCACAGATGGAAGCTGATGCAGAATTACTTGAAGCGGAAAAGGCATTTGATAATGCGAAAACTGCTTCCAATGAGTATTTGACTACGATATCAAATTACGAAGCCGCAATGGGGGCAGTTGAATCCGGAAGTGAAAATGCCGCTCTTTCTGTTTTGGCATTGGCAAATGATATGAAACGCGCTGGGGAAGCGAGCGAAGAAGCTTTAAAAGAACAAGCTGAAAGTTTTCTGCAAAGTTATGACGATATGCGTGCAGCAGCGGCGGAAAAAGGTTCTGGAGTAACGAATGAAATGGTGACTCAAGCTCGTATCATGTGGCTCATGGCTCAAATTGAATACGAAAAGGGATCTACTAATAATATCGCTTCGATTGAAGCTTATCAAAATGAAATCAATCAATTACTCGGAAATTCAGGAAATCCAGAAGCAGCAGCCCAAGAAGCGAAAGAAACCACAGAAGCTGCAACGAACGCTTTACAAGAGGGAAAAGAACCAGTGAAGCAAGCCACAAAAGACGCTATCGAGGGTGGTGTTAGCGAAGGGGCAGCAGAGGCAGATACTTCTACAGTTCCTGCTCAAAAAGGAAAAGAGGCGGCGGATAGTACTGCGAATTCTGTAAACAGTGGAAAAACTGCGATCAATGAAGCAGCAAAAAGCGCTGTGAATGAGATCAATACAGGTGCAAGTACTGCAGATACGACAACGATTCCTTCCAGCAAAGGAAGTGAGGCAACACAGTCTCTAATTGATGCGTTGCATGCGAATTCCAATGCCGTATTGACGGCAGCGGCTTCCTTAGGCGGTCAGATTCCACAAGGACTGAATGGCATGGATATGTTGTCAGCTACGGCAGGATTTGGAAACAACGTAGGTTTTGGACTGTCATCCTCTTTGAGCGGTCAAGCCCCAGTTGTGCAGGCGGCTGCATCAGGATTGGAAAATGCGGCTTTATCAGGACTTTCATCTGCAAATGTTTCGGGACAAGCGCAGGCAATGGGAAGTCAGATTGCAAACGCGCTTGCAAATGGAATTGTTGGTGGTTCTGGATCAGTAAATGCGGCGGCATCTACATTAGGCGGCAATGCAGCGGTGGCATTGTCAAATGTCAAGCTTTCCGAAAAAGGGAAACAAGAAGGAAAGAAACTTGGTGATGGTTTAAAGAGCGGGATTGATTCCGGAAAGAAAAATGCGGAGTCATCCAGTAAAAGCCTGGGAGACGGAGCGGTATCTGGTTTAAAGGGCGTTGGAATGAAAAGCGAGGCATACGATCAGGGATTGAATTTTTCCTATGGTCTTGCCAATGGTATTTCGGCTGGAAGCTCCGCGGCTATTTCCGCAGCTATCGCAGTTGCTTCTTCTGCACTGACAGCAGCGAAAAGGGAACTTGATGAGCGTTCTCCATCCAAAAAGACAAGGGAATTTGGTCAATTCTTCAGTAAAGGTCTGGCATTGGGTATTAAGGATGAAGAAAAGTCAGTTGTAAAATCTTCCCGAAATATTTCAAACGCAGCACTGGAATCTATCGATCTGTCCGCTGTTTCAGCACGGATGCGAGAGGTCATGGCTTTTAATGCATCCAGAGTGGCAAATCGTCCAGCAACATCTGTTATGCAGTACAAGATGGATAACGCAGAAATCAGAAAGCTTCAGCAGCAGAATCAGGCGATTATGAGTGCAGTGGCAGGACTTTCTGATCTGGCAAAACGTCCGATCGAAGTAAGCACAACACTGAATGGAAGAGAATTAATTAAAGAAACAGCAGCTCCAATGCTGACAGAACAGCAAAGAATTACAGATTTTAAGAAATTACTGAAAGGAGAACGTACATGACACTTTCTGTGAAGTTCAATGACATCGAATTAGGAAAGTACATCGAAGTACTACAGGGATTTACACCGTTTGTCGGTGCTGACTGGAATCCATCGTTTGTGAAGGCAGAAAAACAGAATGGAAGTGATTTTGCTTACACGTCATACGAGAACAAACAAATTGTGATGCCGTTTACGATTGAGGGTAATCTGGAAGAGAAGTACGATGCTTTACAGAAAGCATTAAAAGTAGATGAACCAAAAAAGTTAGTGTTTGGAAATGTTCCGAACAAATGTTTTTATGCGATTCCAAGTGGTACTTTAGAATTCAGTGAAGAAACGGAATTTCTGGGAGAGGGAACAATCACATGGCTCATCCCGGACGGAGTAGCATACTCTACCGCAGAATTCTCCTTTGACGGAGTACAAAAAGACGGCTACCAGACAATCACCATCCAAAACAACGGAACCGAATGGGCAGACGTGGACTACGAGATCGCACATCAGCACGAAAACGGCTTTATCGGACTGGTAAGCCAGTATGGAGTGATCCAGCTAGGCAAGCAAGAAGAGGCGGACGGAGAGAATTACGAAGCATCTGAAGAACTGTT